AACATGGTATGGAGTTATGCTTTGAATATACCAGAAGGTATAACAAGATACATAAATGTCAGCAAGTTATCATGGACATATCATTAAGTGATTGTGTATTAGGTTTTGATAATATGAGTAGACATATTACACCACACCCACAATGTATGCCAGATGAATACAAAGAACAAGATGGTTTCTTCTCTCCAGAAGTTGCTTCTGTTAGAGCATACAGAAAGTATTATGTAAATGATAAGAAAGATATAGCCAAGTGGGAGAAGAGTAGACCTATGCCTGATTGGTATGCTGAATGGATGACAATACAGAATAAAAAGATGGAAGATGAGAAGGTAGATTTAGATGCGTATGATGGGTAAAATAAAACTTGTAACAGTATAAGAAATATGATATAATAAAATTAGTAAAGGAGAATGAAATGTTTAAACCATATAATACCCATGATGAAATTCCAGGAAATGTTAAAAAAGAAATCTGTTTAGGTAACAAAGTATTTAAAGTTACTGATGTACCATTGAAAGATATCAATAGTTTTTATTCTGGACTAGATAGTTTTCTTCAGACTACAGAGAAGAAAATTTTAGCACACAGAATTTTAAAACAATTAGATAATGTAGAAAAAGTTTTAAAAGGTTTAGAAAATCAAGTAGATTATGTTGAAGATAGAGTACAGCAGGTATATGATAAGGTTGTATAAATGTTTATGATTATTCAATACAAAACAAAACACAGACTAGATAAAAAGGATTGGGAACAACGATATCCTATTGACCAAATCTGTGAGGAAGAACCACCATTTCATCCTATGTTTTTTATAGATAAAGAAACAGCTTGGCAACAGTTAGAAGAATGGGGTATTGAAAAAGAGATGGCAGAGTTACAGAACATAGAAATAGTTGGAGTACATTAATGAATAAACATCTTCCTCAAAAAGATTTATCATGGTATATTAAATGGATAAGCACCATCTTGATTATTATTTCTTTGATGCTTCGGTCAGCAGAACTTTTTGCTCCATTTGATTTAGCCTTTTCCTTGGCAGGAAGTTTAGGTTGGTTAGCTGTTGGCGTATTGTGGCACGATAGATCAATCATAATACTTAACGCAGTCTGTGGAACGATTGTAGCCACAGGTTTACTAAGACAATTAATAATATAGGAGAAAGTTATGGGATATCTAACAAAGAATAAAGAGATAGAATTACTTAGAAAGAATGTAAAAGATTTACAAGGTCAATTACAAAATGCTTATGTAAGAATAAAAAAATTAAATGAAGCCTTGCATTTTGAAAAAGCATCTAACAATCCTAACCATCCTTTCAGCACTGCGACAGGTTGGGCAAACTTAGAACATTGGGATAGTGAAAATCCAGATGCTAGTTTTATTAAGGAGAATAAAGATGAGTGAAGAAATGAATGCTGAATATTGGGAAGAAGTAGAAACATTTATGGGTAAAAGGATTCCACCAAAGGGAATAGATGACCCTTATAAAGATTGCTCAACATTTATTCAAGCAAATTCAGGTTGGATATATCATCTAGGATTTACTTGTGCTATGAATAAAGAGAAAACTTGTGTTAATATTTATGATAAGAAAGGCTACGGAGATTTAGTAGCAACATGGTATGAATCAACTAAGGATTATAAGGAGAAAAAAAATGCCTAGACAAATGTGGGATAGAGAAGAACGATCAGAGTACAGAAAATTATTTAGAGAATATAAACGAGAAGGCTTTGATGAGGATGAGGCAAAGAGATTAGCAAGAGAAGATATTAAAGAACTGATGGCAGAGAAGAGAAGTTTTGCTACGGAATTATATAATCATACTTTAAGAGAATTAGATTAATTAAAAAAGTTCTTGACAATACAGAAAAAGTACTGTAATATATCTATTAATATATATATATAATAATTATAATAATAATTATAATAATACTTAAAAGGAATTATAATGGCACAATGGATAAGTAGAACTAAATGCCCATCATGTGGTTCAAGCAAGGGTTATAATATTCATGCAGATGGACATGCCTTTTGTTTTTCTTGTAAGACTAGCTTTAAAGGTGAAAAGGATTTTAAAATGCAATCAGAAAATGTTGTAAGTATAACAGAGAAAAGAGAACTATCTTGGACAGGTGTAGTAAGTTCCATACCAGATAGAAGAATAGATGAAGATGTCGTTAAAAGATATGACAGTTTAGTAAAAAAGAATAATGGATTAATCACACATCACATTTATAAATATTATAATATTGATGGTAGTCATACTGCTAGTAAGATACGACAAGTAGAAGGTAAAAAGATTTGGAGTGAGGGTAGCATGGGAGATGCTTTACTCTTTGGACAAAACTTATTTAAATCTGGTGGTAAAATAATTACTGTAACAGAAGGTGAATTAGATGCCATGTCTGTGTATCAAATGATGGGTAAAAAATATCCTGCAGTATCAATTAAAAATGGAGTGCATAGTGCAGTACAGAATTGTAAAGAGGTATTAGAATACTTACAGTCATTTGAAACTGTTGTGTTATGTTTTGATAGTGATGAACAAGGAAGAGAAGCAACACAAAAAGTTGCTCAATTATTTGAGCCTAACAAATGTAAGATTATGAAGATGGCTTTGAAAGATGCTAATGAATATTTAAAAATGGGAAGGGCAGTACAATTTACCAATGAGTTTTGGAACGCACAACCATATACTCCTGCAGGTATAACTAATCTTGGAGAACTTGGTGCATCTTTATATGAAGAAGCCTATTGTGAAACTGTATTATATCCTTGGACTAATTTAAATACTAAAACATATGGCATGCGTACTGGTGAGTTGATTACATTCACATCAGGTGCAGGTATGGGTAAGAGTTCTATCATGCGTGAACTAATGTATCATATTATGAAATCAACAAAGGATAACATAGGTATACTAGCATTAGAAGAGAACATTAAGAACACAGCATTTAACATCATGTCAGTTGAAGCTAATGCAAGATTATATATTAAAGAGATTAGAGAAAAGTTTTCTTCTGAACAGTTAAAAGATTGGGAGAAAAAAACTATTGGCACAGGTAGATTCTTTGCCTTCGATCACTTTGGATCTATTGGCAATGATGAGATACTAAGTAAGGTTAGATATATGGCTAAGTCTTTGGATTGTAAATGGATATTCTTAGATCATTTATCTATTCTTGTTTCAGGACAAGAAGATAATGGTGATGAAAGAAAGTCTATTGATATTCTAATGACAAAGTTAAGGTCATTGGTGGAAGAAACAGGGATAGGTTTATTACTCGTTTCTCACCTACGCAGACCTACAGGAGATAGAGGACATGAAGATGGAAAAGAAGTTTCTTTATCACACCTTCGTGGGTCTGCATCTATTGCCCATCTATCAGATGGAGTTGTAGCATTAGAAAGAAACCAACAAGCAGAGGATGAGAACATTGCTAATACAACAACCATTCGTATATTAAAAAATAGATACACAGGAGAAACTGGAATAGCTTGTCATCTACATTACAATAAAGATACAGGTAGAATGATTCAAGTAGATGATCCTGCTGCAAGTGAGGATGATTTTTAATATGAGAATACTTTCTTTAGGAGCAGGGGTACAGAGTAGTACACTAGCATTAATGATTGAACGAGGTGAACTACCTATGGTAGATGGTGCTATCTTTGCAGATACATTAGGAGAACCTAAAGAAGTTTATGATTGGTTGGAGTGGTTAGAAACAAAACTTTCTTATCCAATTCATAGAGTATCCTTTGGAGATTTAAAACAAGATACTTTAGATAGTGCTAAAGGTATTGGACAATATAAATTTTTAACAATACCTGTGTTCACTACAAATTCTATGACTAAAAAGAAAGGATTGTTACGAAGGCAATGCACAAGTAATTATAAAATTAATCCTGTTAATCAAAAAGTAAGAGAGCTTTTAGGATTAAAGAAAGGTCAACATAGAAAAGAAGGAACTAATGTTGAGATGTTAATGGGTATTTCGTATGATGAAATGTTTCGTGTGCGTACCAATCAAATCAAATGGATCACTAATGTTTATCCATTAGTTGATTTAAAAATACAAAGAAAAGATTGTGAAGAATGGTTTAGTAAATACTATAATAAAGTACCACCAAGATCAGCTTGCACTTTCTGTCCATATAAAACTAATACTGAATGGTTACATTTAAAAAATAATAGTAGACAGGAATGGAATAATGTGGTACAATTTGATAAAGAGATTAGAGTTGGAACAAAAACAAATGATAAAGTTTATCTACATGCTGAACGTATACCTTTAGATGAAGTTGATTTAACAAATTCAAAAGTTAAAAATCAAATAGATTTATTTGAAGGCAATGGTTTAGTAGATGAATGTGAAGGAATGTGTGGTGTATAATATGGAACAAAAAATGTGGAAACACTACTGCCCTATTGAAGAAACTGATATGGAGATAGGTGTAGATGAAGAATGTAATTGGTGTGGTGCAACAGAAGAAAGAAAAGATAATGACAACAGCGATAGTTGATATAGAAACCAATGGCTTAAAAGAAGCTGTAATAAAAAATGGTAAGATAACAATACCAAAAGCAACTAAGATACATTGTATTGTTGCCAAGTGTTATGATACAGGTAGAACAAAAACATGGGTACAAGATGAATGTAAACAGTTTGCTGAATGGTCAAAGTTAATTGATACATTTATTATGCACAATGGTTTATCTTTTGATGCACCATTACTGAATAAGTTTACCAA